AATCCACCCATGTACTCAACCGGCCAGGTCCGCGAACTCACCGGAGCCACCTACCGTCAACTCGACCACTGGTGCCGCCGCGGCTACATCACCCCCCACATCCCCGGACAAGGCAAAGGCACCAAACGCCGCTGGACCGACGAGAACGTCGCCCAAGCCCGCAATATCCTCGCCACCCTCCAAGCCGCCAGACTCCACCAGCAGCACCCGAGTCCACCCGAGCCGGTAGAAGCCGTCCACGGGCCACGTAGGCACCTATCGGAGGAATCCGCGGGATGAGCGCCGTCTTCTGCGAGGACCATCTGCGCGTCTGGCGAGCCTGGGGCAAGAACCACTACAACCCTCACCGGGCAAGCGAACCCGGCGGAGGCCCGCTCATGGACGGCAGGACAGCCCACAGCGAACGCCGGAAGCTATGGGAAGAGTTCCGCGCCCGCCAGATGGACCTCGTCGTCCAAATCTGTCGCGACCGCTGCCCCCGACAGGAGGCGTAAACTCACCACATGGACGCCCTACAGGGTGACGTCTCGAAAAAAGCGGCCACATGTCCTTCCGTGACCGCGTAACCGATCTTCGGAGGGTGAGGGCGGGTGATCTCCGTCCTCACGATCTGAATTGGCGACGCCATCCTCCGTCGCAACGGCGCGCTCTACGTGCAGTTCTCGCCGACATCGGCTGGTCTGCCGCGCTTGTCGCAAGGGAGACTCCGACTGGCCTGGAGCTGATCGACGGGCATTTGCGCGCGAGCGTGGACCCGGACGAGACGGTTCCCGTCCTGGTCGTTGACCTGGACGACGAGGAGGCACAGCTCCTGCTTGTCACACTCGACCCGCTCGCCGCCATGGCCGAAACAGACGCTACGGCGCTCGCGACCCTCCTCGAGTCGGTGACGATCACCGACGAGGATCTGCTCCGCCACGTCTCCGAGCTCGCCGGCCTCGACGTCCAGGTCGGCAAGACGAACCCCGATGAGGTGCCGGAGACTCCCGCCGACCCGGTCACGAAGCCTGGCGACCTGTGGATCTTGGGCGAGCATCGGTTGCTGTGCGGCGATGCGACCTCGGCTGAAGATGTCGCCCGCCTGCTGGGTGGGGCTACACCGGCGCTGATGGTCACCGACCCGCCCTACGGGGTCGACTACGACCCTGCCTGGCGTGCGCGGGAGGCCGAGAAAGGCAATATCGCCTACGCGGCGACCCGCGTAGGCGAGGTCACGAACGACGACCGCGTCGACTGGTCCGAGGCATGGGCGCTGTCCCCCAGCGACGTCGCTTACTGCTGGCATGCCGGTCGGCATGCCAGCAGCGTGCAATTGTCACTCGAGTCTGCGGGCTTCGAGATTCGGTGCCAGCTAGTTTGGGCAAAGTCGCACTTCCCGATCTCGCGAGGCCACTACCACTGGCGTCACGAGCCCTGCTGGTATGCGGTACGCAAAGGCCAGAACGCCGGCTGGGTGGGCGACCGGAAGCAGACAACCGTCTGGGACGACATCACCCTCGACCAGAACGTCGAAGGCGGACACTCGACCCAGAAGCCTGTCGAATGCATGGCCCGGCCCATCCGCAACCATGAGGGCGACGTCTACGATCCGTTCGTCGGCTCCGGCACCACCCTCATCGCAGCCGAGATGGAGAGGCGCACCTGCTACGCGATGGACATCGAACCGAAGTACTGCGATGTGGCTGTCCGTCGCTGGGAGCAGTTCACGGGCGAGACGGCCGAACTGGTCGAGCGATGAGAAGCACCCCGCCCGACACGAAAGCGCGCTTCCTCGAAGTCCTCGCCACCATCGGCACCGTCACCCACGCCTGCAACGCTGCCGGCATCTCGCGCCACACCGCCTACAAGTGGCGCAAGACCGACACCAAGTTCGCGGAAGCGTGGGAGCAGGCCACAGTAGAGGTCGTCGAGAAGCTCGAAGCCTCCGCCTACCAGCGGGCCATGGGCGGCGACACCACCCTCACCATCTTCCTCCTCAAAGCAGCCAAGCCCGAACGCTACCGCGACCAGTGGACGATCCGGCATGACGGCAAGATCGAAACCGAAACGGAGATCGACCGCAGCATCCGCGACCTCCTGGCAGTCATGGCCCGAACCGGCCAAGGCGAGACTCCGGTGGGCGCTCCGAGTCCAACAGTGGTCAACGGGAACGGGACGGGACGGAGCAGCACGACCTGAACAGCTCCCCCCCGACGGTGACTGGCGGGTCCTGTACCTCAGAGGCGGCAGGCGAAGCGGGAAGTCGAGAAGCGCCGCAGAGCTGCTGTGCCGCTGGATGTACGAGCACCCCGGCCAAGAGTGGGCGGTCATCGGCCCCACCTACGGGGACGCGCGCGACGTCGGCATCGAAGGACCATCCGGTCTGCTGAGCATTCTCGGTCCAGCCGTCACGACCTGGAACCGGAGCCTCGGCGAACTCCGCACCGTCAACGGCAGCCTCGTCCGCATCGACGGAGCTGATGATGGTGCCCTCAGAATCCAAGGCCACGGATTGGCGGGAGCCTGGTGCGTGGCCGAAGGTGAACCCGTACTCACGGCAGACGGCTGGACGCCGATCGAGCAGGTTCAGGTGGGTGACCTGGCTTGGACGCGCGCGGGCTGGCGTCGTGTGACAGCCGCGGCAATGACCCGTCGCGAGTCCCCCGTGCTGCGCATCGAGACGGAGGGCGGGCATTCGCTGCGATGCACCGCAGACCATCCGACCTGGGTCGAGGATCGCGGGTTCACCCCCGCCGAGGACGTTAGAGTCGGCGATATACTCAATGTATGGAAGCCCTCGCAGGTCCACCGGCATGGTACGACTGGGATAGCCGTCGCTGGTATCGCAATCGGCTCGGCTACTACCAGAATCGCGCAGGGGTGCTCATGCACACCGTTGTCTGGGAGCAAGCCAACGGCAGGCGGGTTCCAGACGGGCACGTCGTCCACCACCGCGACCATGACCGCGGAAACAACCGCCCCGACAACCTGGAAGTCATGTCCAGAGTCGAGCATCTTGCTGAGCACGGGCTCCCCAAGCCCCACACTGAGCAAAGCAAGTCGAGGATCTCTGTTGCGCAGAGGGCTTCATGGGCGCAGCGAGAACCGCGGCCACGGATATGCGAGCAGTGCGGAGGCGAATACGTATCCACCGGGCAGCGGGCCAAGTTCTGCAAGCGTTCCTGCGCACGGCTCTTCTACCGTGAGCAGCATCGAGTGGGACGGGACGTCTGACGTCTACGATCTGACGGTCGATGGCGTTCACGAGTTCTACGCATCCGGCATCCTCGTCAAAAACTGCGACGAGGTGTCGCTCTGGTGGCCGCGCTGGGAGAAAGCCTGGGACGAATCCCTCCGCTTCGCCGTCAGTGTTCCACCCGCGCGCATCATCGCGTCCGGCACCCCGAAGGCCGGCCATCCCCTCGCGAGACGTCTGCTCGACGACCCGCACACCGTCGCCCCGCCGCCCTTGAGGACGGTCGACAATGTCGCGAACCTCGACGCGGCATTGGTCGGAGATTGGATGCGCGACCTCGCCGGCACCCGCCTCGGCAGGCAGGAGCTCGAAGGCGAACTGCTCGAGGACGTCGAGGGGGCGCTCTGGACCCAAGCCCTCATCGACGCGAACCGCGTCGAGTCTTGGCAGGTCCCGCCCCTCCGGCATCTCGTCCTCGCCGTAGACCCTGCAACCGGCGGAGGACGGGGCGACGAGACAGGCATCGTCCTCGGCGGCGATGCGATGGTCGAAGGGACGAACCATGCCTACGTCCTCAAAGACGTCTCGCTACGCGCCGGCCCCGAACAGACGGCGCACCGGATCGCCGACACCTGGGATCAAGAGTCCCCCGGCAGACTGCTCGTCGAGGAGGCGTTCGGCCAGGTCGCCCACATCGAACTGATCCTCCGCTCGATCGGCCGCACCGATATCCCGGTCACTCCGATGCCGTCACGCGGCATGGTCAAAGGCTCCTCGGAGACGGCGAAGGTGCGCCGGCTCACGCCCGTCATCGCCCTCGACGAAGCCGGCCGCATCCACCATGTCGGCGAGCTACCCGAACTCGAGAGCCAGTTGACTGGGTGGGTGCCGGATGTCTCCGACTTCTCGCCCGACCGTGTCGAGGCGCGCGGCTACCTGTGCCTCTGGCTCCTCCTAGGCCAGGGTGGTCCCGCGACATTGACAGTCCCGAAAGGTAGGCTTGCCGTCTACGGATGACACTCGACGCGACATTTCGGCTGCGCAAGGCATCGCTCGCGGAGCGGGCAGCCAAACTGGTCGAGCAAAGTCCCGGCCTGTGGGACGATCCGACGCTGAGCGTGGAGCGAGTCGGGTGGATCATGTGCGTCGACATCCTGCTGAGCGAGCTTGCGGAGTCTCCGTGCCCGTGCTGCCGCGACGCGGGCTGTGACTGTCAGCGGGGTGCGATCTAGTGGATTGCAACGGCTGCAGCCTCGCCGGACCCGCCCAGGTCGCACGCGCCCGCATCCTCTGGCACGCCGGCCGTCTCTACTGGGCAACCTCGAAGACAGACGTCCATTCGGTCGCGATGACCACCGCACCTGTGAAGGCTGGCGGCGGCTTCCAAGGCCAGACCGACAGCGGGGTGAAGGTGCGTATCCGGCTGCCCGGTTGCGGCTGCAAGAAGATCGCGGCACTGGTCGGTGTCCCAGCCTCGGAGCTGATCGCTGCTGCGAAGGTAGTGGCGTGACCGGCTGGGCGCTCTTCTTCGCTCTGAGCGCCGCGTCGTATCGACTTCAGCGCCTAATCACGCGCGACACGGTGCCGGGAGCTTGGATCCGCGACAGATTCACCGAAGACAGCAAGCCTCGCGAGTTCTTCGAATGCCCCTGGTGCCTTGGGACAGATTTGACGCTCGTCGTCTTCGCGGTCGCAGCCCAGTTCACCTCGATCCCGTGGCCTGCCGTCCAAGCCCTCGCCGCCGCAGCCCTCATCGGGTTGGCAGCCGAATGGGAGTCGCGAGCGTGACGCCTACGGTCGACTGTGCAGGCTGCGGCAAGACCCTCGCCCTAGCGGACGCCAACTACCTGAAACGCTGCCGCCCCGAAGGCTGCGTCTCGCGTCCTTTCTGTCGCGGCGACGAAGACTGCGAGACGGGGGCGCGCGCCGAGGTGGTCGCCGAACTTGAGCGGCTACGGGAGCCCGTCCGGTGACCCGGTTGGTCGGCCGCGACCCTGATACGGGCCGGTTCACCCGCCTCCCCCAACCCAAAGCCTTGACGGCGGCGGTCATGACCATCCCGACCGGAGCCTTGGACCGCTGGACGCCCAGGGGTGGGGAGCCGTGGCAGAAGCAAGCCTGGGCGTTGTGGCGGGTCGTCGGAGCTCTCAAATATCCGACCAGCCTCAAAGCCAAGCAGGTCGCGCGCGTCAAATGGGATGTGACCGTCGGCGACCGCGAGCTCGACGCCGAACAGTCGGCAGAGGCGATCGCGGCAGTCACCTATCCGCTCGGCCCCACTGAGGCGGCACGACGCATCGCCCTCAACTTCGGGGTAGCGGGCGAGGCGATCTACTACCGGCGCAACGACGAATGGTCGGTCGCCGCCTCCGTCGCACCGAGCCTGCGTGACCTGCTCGACGGAGCCGACATCGTCGTCCGCTCGTGGATCCCCGACCCGGTCGAACCGTCGAAGCCGGATGCGGTCGTACGGGGCGCCCTGGATGTCTTCGAGGAGATCCGCGTCCTCCAAGCCTTGAGCCGCAGCCAGTCCCGCAACCGCGTGGCGCAGCGCGGCATCATCCTGCGCCCCATGGAAGGCGAGTTTCCCGACGGCGAAGACTTCTCCGGGTTGCTCCACAAAACGATGATCGAGCCGATCGGCGACGAGTACGCCGCCTCGGCGGTCGTCCCTCCCGACATCGCCTATCCCGGCGAGCTGATCGAGAAGTGGCGGCACTTCGTCATCGAGAGTCCCTACGACGACAAGCTCGACGTCCGGTTGGACGGGGCGATCCGCAGGGCTGCGCTTGTCCTCGACATGCCGCCAGAAGTCCTCCTCGGCAGCATGGAGGCGAACCACTGGGGCGCCTGGCTTGCCGACGAGCAGATGTATGCAGCGCACGTCGGCCCCGATGCCGTCCTGGTCGGCGAAGTGTTCGCGGAAGCGATCCGGCGTGCGTTGGACGACGGGACGAAAGTCACGGTCACGCCCGACCCGTCCGAGCTGCTCGCCCGCCGCCAGTCGGTCGCCGACGCCTTCCAGGCTTTGACCCTCGGCGTGGTCGGCTTCGAGTATGTCCGTCGCCAGATCGGAGCCGACGAGGAGGACGCCCCAACCGCCGAAGATACCGCCCTGATCCTCGCGATGATGGGGCGCCTGGGTGTCAGCAAGGTCGATCAGGCGACACCCGCCATCGGAACAGGCCAAGTGAAGACCGGTCCACCCTCGCAGAACGGGAACGGCAACGGGTCGCGTGCCGTGACGGCTGCGATCGACGACACGAGCGACGAAGCCCTCGACGACCTGAGCCGCAAGCTGCTCGACATCGACACCCGCCTCCTCTCCGCCCTACAAGGCGCAACGGAGATGGCAGTCGATCGGCTCCGCGACCGGATCGACGAAGATCAGGTCGGCGTCCAGATCGCCGTATCCGACGAGGTCGACCGGCTCGGGGTCTTCTGGGACCGTCAGGTCAGACAGGGCCGGCGTGCCCTGACCGCATTGGGCATCGACGCGACCGGCGTCCAATGGGACGAAGCCCAAGAACACTCACGGTTGCTGCTCGTCGAAGGGGTCACCGAGTTCGCGCTCACCACCCTACCCAGGCCGGATAGCCGGATGCTCGAAGTTCCCGTCCTGCTGCTACGTCGCGTGCTGGCGGCTGCCGGCGGGTCGGGGACTGCTGTGGTCGCGGATGCGAATCCGGCGCCCACCTTCCAAGATCCGCAAGGGTTCTCGGTCGGGATCCTCACCTTGAAGCAACTCAAGGTCGATAGCGTCTCGCTCGTCCAATGGCGCTTCCGCTACGGCCCCGCCTTCCGGCAGCACCCGTTCATCGAGCACCGGCATCAGGACGGAAGGTTCGCGACGATCGACGGCGAAGTGAACGGATATGCGCCTGGCGACCACGCAGGCTGCTGCGCCGCCGGGACGATCGTGTCAGGGCCGCTCGCGAACGGTTCGACGCTGCGATGGTACGAGGGAGATCTCGTCGAACTTCTTGGAGCCTCGGGCAATCAGCTCACCGTCACCCCGAATCACCCGGTACTGACTAGCGAAGGATGGGTCGCCGCAGGCTTGCTCCGCGAAGGTGATCACGTAATCCGCTGCCTTGACGGTGAGGGGGCAACGCGCCTGATTCCAGACGACTACCAGACTCCATCCGTGATCGAGGACGTAGTTGAGGCGGTCGGCGTCCCGTCCGTAGTTGTGCCAGTTGCCCCCGAACACTTCCACGGCGACGGGAGGGGTAGCGAGGTCTGCGTTGTAAGGACCGATCGCGCGCTGGTGGACGACGGGGAGTCCGCGCTGTCGCAGCCAGTCCCCGAGCATCAGTTCCGTGGTGTTGTACCGTCCGGCCGCTTCGTGGGTCAGGGCACCGCGACACCGGGCAGCGAGACTGTTGGGTCGCCCTCTCTTGGCTTCGTGGGAGGGGCCGGCCATTCGCTTACGCTGCTCAGGGGTCCGACGGGAAGCGAGGATGTACTGAGCCTCGGACATGGTGCGGAGGTTGACGTCGAGGCGACGCAACCAACTGGTCATGAGGACTCGACTAACGCCGTGTCTCTCGGCAAGAGCCTTGACGGACTCGCCGGATTCGTAGAGCCGGACGAGCTCGTCCGCGTTGGGCATAGGTATGCGTCGGGTCATGTGTACAACCTCCAGACTCGTTCGGGCTGGTACATCGCCAATGGCATTATCGTACACAACTGCCTTTGCTTTTTGGACCCTGTGTTCAGAAAAGAGGGCTCAATCCCGGTCGCCCGACTCAACGTTGAAGGGGAGGAGTAGCGGATGCCGCTCGTCGCAGCCTCGAATCTGCCCATCGCCCCGCGCGACACCCCCTGGGACGCCACCGGGGCAGCCCGCAGGGTCGCGGCAGCATGCACGACGCCCGCCTCGCTGGGTCGCGCCTTCCTGTGGCGCACCGCCAACCACGACGGCTCGAGCGTGGACGGCTACCGCTTCCAGATCGCCGACATGATTCAAGGCCGGCTCCAGATCGTCCCGCGCGCCGTCGCCCAGGCTGCAGGCATTCGCGGCATCGCCTACTCGACCCTCCCCGACCCGGAGCTCGCGAAGCTCCGCGACCGGATCGACGGCCTCTACCAGAGGATTCGGGACCGCTATCCCGACTGGCCCCCGTCGCCGTTCACGGTTGCTGCGAGCATCACGGCAGCGGCAGGCGACCCGAACCGGTGGGAGGGCGTCATCGCCTTGGAGGGTGAGACGACCGGGGATGGACGCAGGATCGCGAAAGGTGCGCTCACCTGGGAGAACGGGCCGTGGCCGCTCATCTTCGACCTGCACAGCTTGGGCCATGTCGGGATGGTCGTCGGCACCATCGACACGATCCGGCGTGAAGGCATGAAGATCATCGGCACCGGCACCCTCTCCGAATCGGAGGAGCCGCAGACCGCCGCCGCTGTCACCCGCGTCCGCGAACTCCTGCTCGAAGGGGCGGTCGGAGTCTCCGTCAACCTGGACGACACCGAAGAGACGATGCCGGACGAGGATTCGGACGAACCGATGGTCACGACCTCGGGGCGTATCCGGCATGTCGCGATCGTCGACATTCCAGCCTTCGACCGGGCAAGAGTTGCCCTGGTCGCTGCAGCCGATCGGTCATGGTTCGCCGACCCCGGCTTCGGAGACGACACCGACCCGCGGCTCGTCCTCCAAATCCCGGAACGTCCCGAGGAGACGCGCAGTCTCGGGGCACCGTTCACGGTCGAGGAGTCGGGGCAGGTGTGGGGCCACTTCGCGCTCTGGAACCGCTGCCACGTCGGGAGTCCCGGCACCTGCGTGACGCCGCCGCGCGAACCCGCCTCCTTCCGCGGCTTCCTGACCGGCAGCCGGTTCGACGGTGTCGCGACAGGCCCGATCGTCATGCGTACCACCCATGCGCCCCTCGGGCATGACCTCGCGACAGCGCAGCAGCACTACGCGCACACCGGCCAGGCCGTAGCCGACGTGACGGTCGGGGCCGATCAGTACGGCCTATGGGCGGCAGGAGCCCTGCGGGTCGGCGTCGACGATGCGATGGTTGAGGCTCTGCGAGGCTCAGCCCTCTCGGGTGACTGGCGTCCGATCGGCGGCAAGCACAGGCTCATCGGACTTTTGGCCGTCAACGCGCCAGGATTTAGAGTGTCAAGGGCCATTGCGGCGTCTGGCGCGCTGATCGCGAACGGTCCCGGCTGCGACCTGTGCGACGAGCAGATGTCGCTCGAGGAGCGCCTCGCCGAGGTTGAGCGTAAGCTCGCCCAACTCACTTGACGTGGAGACTCCGCGGCTCGTCCGCATCCTGATCCGGCTACGGGTCCTGAAGCGAGGCTGCTACTTCCGGTCACCGGATCGCTGGATGCTCCACATCGGGAATCGACTGATCACAGTAGGGCGAGTGACCCCGCTGCCGCACTGCGATAAATGCGGCGGCCTCTTTCCGGCCGAAGATCATTGGTCGTGGTGCGACTAGACTCCGGCGTCTGACCGGCGTATAGTTGCGGTGTGGCTCCTCGCGGACCCCTTCGTCTTGTATCTTTTGCGTGGCCCTTGGGCCGGCGCTCTCTCGCGAGGAGCCGCGCCGCCCGAGGGCCGCCTTAATTCCAGGCAAGGCATGTCCAGGCATGGCACGGCCTGTCCGGGCAGGGCATGGCTTGGTTCATCTAGCCGTGGCCTGGCGAGTCTTGGCGAAGCTTGGCGAGGCACGGCACGGCAGGACGAGGCTCCCGATCTACCTGGGCAGGGCAGGTCACTCCTGCATCTTCTGTCGCTCCGACTCAGACGGAGCAAAAGGAAAGGAACACGAATGAGGGTTTTGCTCACGATGGACGCACGCAAGGAGTCAGGCGGGACGCCGCTCCTCATGCACAACGAGCGGCTCGCCGATCCGCTCGACGACTACACCCGATCTATCGCGAAGATCTCGAAGAAGCGCGGCAAGACCGACGCCGACCACATCGAGATCGGCCACCTCGAATTCCTCGGTGGCCTCTACCAGAACGGCAACGGCCCGTGCATCCCGGCAGGCAACGTGATCCGCTGCCTCGAGGACGGCGGCAAGATGGTCAAGAAGGGCACCGATGTGCTCCGAGGCGTCGTGCCCCTCGCCGACCACGCCGACCTCGCCTACGACGGCCCGCGCAACGAAGAGGAGCTCTGGGCCGAGCGGTTCTGGCTCCGCAAGACAGTCGGCATCCAGAAGTCGCGGACGATGCGGACACGACCCTTCTTCGCCGAATGGTCGGCGTCCCTGCCCGTCGAAGTCGACCCTTCGATCTTCGACCCGGACATGCTCGCCGACGTCTGGCGGCGCGCTGGCCGGTATGCAGGTATCGGCGACCGGCGGCGCTACGGCAACGGCCGGTTCCTCGGCACGTTGACGGAGTGGCCGATCTCGACCGATGTGCCGCTCGAGGAGGCTGCCTGGAGTTACGCGAACCTCGTCCGCGCCGAGCAGATCAAGGCGGAGGACGTGGCACGCTCCGAGCGTGTCGAGCTTCCCGAACGGCTGGTGAAGGCGGCGATCGAGCGGGCCAAGAAGCTGGCAGGCTAACTCGCCGGGGCGTGGCACGGCGTGGCGAGGTGAGCCTAGGTTCGGCTTGGCTCGGCTCATCTAGCCATGGCATGGCATGGCAGGTTCGGCTCGGCGGGGTATGGCCCGGCGGGGCTCATCTAGCCAGGGTTCGGCTAGGCGTGGCCGGTCGCGGCCGGGTTGGGCCGGGCGGGGCGAGGCAAGGCTTATCTAGCCTAGGCATGGCCTGGCCAGGCGCTACCGGGCGGGGCATGGTAGGGCAAGTCTCGGCATTAGCTATCCGAGGCAGGTCAGGGCTCGCCGCGGCATGGCGAGGCCGGGCATGGTGAGGCACGGCGAGGTGTGGCGTGGCACGGCCGGGCAATGGCAAGGCTTGCTGAAAGGGTCTGCTCTTCGGGGCAGACCCTTTCTCGTTTCTCACTTGACGTGGACGCCTCGCGGTAGTCCACTGAGAAGGACGGGCCGAACGTCTAACCTGCGGACCTAGCGCAGGGATCGCGTAGCCCTCGAAGAGTTCCAACTCTCGAGGAGGTACGCGGTGGACAAGTTCCGTCAGGTCATCGGCTACATCGCTGGCCGTCCCATCTTCGCCATCGGTGGAGGTGAGCCGACCCCGGCCGAACTGCTCTTGAGGGTCGTCCAGTCCCTCGACGCCGAACACCGTCAGGTGGAAGAGCAGCCCCCGTCCGACGCCGAGCTGGCTGAGGCGCGCGCCGGTCTGCTTGAGGCGCTGGCATCCGCAGTCGAGGGCGACGATCCACCCGACCTCGAAGCCGCAAGGGCGCTCCGCGCGGCCGTCGATCGCATCGACGCGGAGTCCGCCACGAGGCAGGAGGCACGTCAGGCAGCCCGCGAAGAGGCCCGAGCCCTCCTCGACGGCATCCAGGCGACCGAGGAGCCGCCCGCCGAGACGCCGGCAGAAGACCCGCCGGCCGAAGAGGCGGAGCAGACCGAACGTGAGCCGCAGGCCGTCACCGCATCGCTCGCCGACGCGATCAACCGTTCCGCCCGCCGCAAGATCGACCGGGTCGTCGCCCCCGAACCCTCCGACGTGATGGTCGCCGCCGTCGGCCCCGCACAAGGCCGACACCTCGACCACACCTCTTCGCTTCGGGATGTGGCGAACGTGTTCACGCAGTACGCCAGCTCGGTCAAGCGCGGCTCGGCGGTGCTCGTCCACATGGAGCGCATGTACCCGGAGTCGCGTAGCCTCGGCCTCTCGGCGGAGGAGAACACGCGCATCGTCGACGAGATCACCGCTCCGCGCGCCATCACCGCCGCGGGTGGGATCTGCGAGCCGCTGCCCGCCGACTTCTCGATCCCGATCTGCGGCGACCGGGGCCGGCCGATCTGGAGTGCGCTCCCGAAGTTCCGGGCCGACCGTGGCGGAGCCCGCTTCGCACCGTCGATCACGGTCGCCGACCTCGAGTCGGCCATCTCGATCTGGGATTCGACGACGGACGAGACGCCAGGAACCACGACGAAGCCCTGTCCCCGCATCGAATGCGAGGCGGAGGTGGAGGCGAAGGTCGACGCGATCGTCGCGTGTCTGACGGTCGGCAACTTCCAGGCCAGGTTCAATCCCGAGTTCTGGCGTTCGCGCTTGGATCTGCTGATGGTCGCGCACGACCGGATCGCCGAACAGACCCTCTACACGACGATCGAGACGGGCTCGACGCAGGTCACCTACGCCGACTCGGGGCACGGGACGGTCGTGAACGTCCTCCAGTTCATCGACAAGGCCGTGGCGGGACTCCGGTCGCGGCATCGGCTGATCGGAACCCAGTTCCGGACGATCGCACCCTCCTGGCTTCTGGACGCGATGCGCGCCCACCTGGCGACGCAAGCCCCCGCAGGATCGTTCGACCCGTTCGCCGCAGCCGACGCGACCCTCAACAACTTCTTCATGACCCGACGGATCTCGCCGATCTGGAGCCCGGACGTGGACGAGTTCGGCGCGCAGGGCGCCGGCGCGCTCCTCGACTTCCCCGGCGGCGACGTGGACATCGTCGTCTACCCGGAGGGCACCTGGCTGGGCCTCGACGGCGGCACCCTCGACCTCGGGACCGAGATCCACGACAGCACGTTGAATTCGACGAACGACCGTCAGGCGTTCATCGAAACCTTCGAGCAGGTCGTCATGCGCGGCTGCGAGTCCCTGTCCGGCGCGATCACGGTCGACGAGGACTGCATCTGCAGCGTCGTCAGCTAGCCGATGTCGCTACCGGCACGCATTACGCTCGCCCCATCGGTCCGCCCCATCGGCGGACTCTTGGCGGCAGCTCGTCCGATCGGCGGCGAATGGTGGCGTGGAGTCACCTTCTCCTCGCCGGTCTGTGCCGTGCCGCAAACCTTCGGAGGCTGCGACAATTCGGATACGTCAGGCGGCTTCGCGAAGGAGTATCAGCGACCTTCGACCGTCCAGACCTTCGAGTCGTTCGGTGTCCTGCAGGCCATCGAATGCAGCACGATGGGCCGGACGAACGTTTCGGAGCTCGCCGAACAGTCGCTCGACGTGACACGCGAGTTCGCTGTCGCACGCGAACTCCTGACCGGCATCGCATCCGGCAATCCGTCGTTGGCTTCTGCGGTGACGGTCGGTGTCGCAACCGATCCCGTCGCCGCATTGGGCTGCCTCGACCAGGCCGCAGCCGAGAACCTCTCCGGCAGATTGGCCTACATCCACGCTTCGCCTGCGATCGGGAATGCGTGGCTTGCCGCAAATGCGATCTGGCGTGACGGCCGGCTCTGGCGCACCAGCCTCGGTTCGGTCGTGGTCGTCGCGGCAGGCTATGACGGCCGCGCTCCGGGCGGGGATGCTCCCGCACCGGGCGCAAGCCTCTACGCCTACGCAACCTCCGAGGTCTACGCCGAAGTGGGGCAGCGGGAGACACGCAACACGGTCGACCGTGCAGTCAATACGGCGCAGGCATGGTCGGAGGAGGCCGCAATCGTCGTCTTCGATCCCTGCTATGTGGCGGCGATCGATACGCAGGTCGAATTGTGCGCGGAGGTGTCGTGACCGTCTTCCAACCCGCGATGATCAACCGGGTCACATTCGCGACCTGGGCACGCAAACAGGGTTTGCGTCGCCATTCGTCGGCGACCTGGTATGTGCCGGACCTGGGCGAGATTCCCGAACGCCTCTTGGCGGGCGGAACTGTCGACGGCAAGCCGTACGAGACAGAGCCACCGAAACGGCGCGGCCGACCCCCGAAGCCGAAGCACGACCTTACCGAAGTAACCGTCGAGGTTCCCGAACCGGAGGCTGCACCTGAGCCTGAGCCCGAACCGGCGTCCACCCGCGACACCGTCGAAGAGGAGTATCGCTGATGGCCACCTGCCCGAAGCTCGCCGAAGGCGACACGATCCGCCTCACCCGCGTCGACGACTGTGGCCGGCCCGTCGAAGGCGCAGATAACGCCTTCGTCGACGACTGCTGGGCCGAAGTGGTGATGTCGCCGAACGTCGAGGACGGCACCGACATCAGCTTCAAGGCCATGTCGGGCCGTAGCTGCGGTTTCAAGAAGGGCTGCCCGACCTTCAACGGCTTCGACGTGAACGGCAAGTTCTTCTCCGCCTCGCCGGAGATCATCGACATCCTCACCGGCAATCCGGTCTATCTCGACTTTGCGGGGAATCCGATCGGATGGGACGACTGCCAGGTCCAGTGTCGCGGCGGCTTCGCGCTCGAGATCTGGCAGAACGTCCTCGGGGTCGAATGCGAGGAGGGCGAAGAAGGCCTGTGGTTCTACTGGTTGCTCCCCTGGCTCACCAACGGGATGCTCGGCGAGGTGACGGTCGGCCCGGAGGGTGTCACCTTCGAGCTCACGGCGGCGACGCGGGCTGGTGGCGGCTGGGAGTTGGGGCCGTGGGATGTCCAGCTACAGGACGACTCGCCGTCGCCTGTGGTCGGGCCGCTCCTGACTGTCGTCGGGTCGGACTGTCACCGGAGGGCCTTCCTCACGGCTGTCGCGCCCCCGACCGCAGCGTGCGAATACGTCCTCGTAGGCAGTAACAACCTGCCGGTCAGTTAGGCGAGGCTCCGATGGGAGCCACCGTCCCAAGGGTCGCGAACTACGTGTGGCTCAACGAGCCCGTGCCGGCGAACCGGCAGGCATGCATCGACAGCTTCGTGGCTCTGCATCCCGGCTGGGAAGTGAAGGTCTGGGACACGATCGACGATCTGCTGCTCCAGAACCGGCGTGCCTACGATCAGGCCGACAAGCTCGCGCCCCCGAAACGGCTTGGAGCCCCGGACCAGATCAGGTCGAATGTGGTCCGGTTCGAGATCATGGAACGCTACGGCGGCATCTACGTCGACACGGACGTGACCTTCCTGAAACCGATCGACCCGCTCATCGAAGAGGCCGAACGCCTCGGCAAGCAGGGGATTCTCGGCTGGGAGATTCAGGACCGCTGGCTCGGCGAGGCGGTCATCGCCGCCGTTCCGGACGCCGCGTTCATGCGGAAGATCAACACGAACCTGGAGCCGTGGGCGTTCAGGCATAGAGGCAAGGCGGCGACTGTGACGGTCGGTCCCCAATACATCACGCCGCTTCTCCGCAAGAGCCGCGAGCTTGCGGACGTGATGGTCGTCCCGCA